ATTATGTCACAACCCGCCGGTATTGTGACATTACACTGCTCTAACCCGGCATTGCCTGAAGCTGAGTTCACGCAGCGTAAGGCGGCACTTAAAGGCAGAAGAGCGCCTATCCGTGTTGTCCCACTATCACGGACCTGTGTGCCAGTGTGGGTACGCTTCAGCACCACCACAATCATTAGCTGTGCGCGAGACAAGGCGACACACGTCCTTATCCATGTCTCAGATCAAAAGGATGAAATAACAGGGGTGGGGCATTTTCGAGTAGCAAAGTATTCAGTACCTGTGACTATGGTTTCGAACGGTGGTATTAATGCATTGTATCTAGACGTCGAGTATCCTGTAACCCAACTGCCACCTCTGGTAAAACAACGGTTATCGGTGATGTACTCGATGGTAGACAATTACGACTTCTCTGATGTGGATGGTTGCAACACACCAGCGCTTATATTGAAGCCGACGTTCGCAGGAGTGTACCCGCGTGTAATGACCCTCCCACCGAAAGTGGGGGAGTTTGACAGGGCCAAGGTAACAGGTGAACATCACACACACATAAGACCAGAGGAGGTGTGGGACGCGTTTAAGGCTGATGTGAACCGTGTTTACATAATGAGCGTATTATTGAGTAAGCTGCGTAGAGTATCGGGAGTAACAGAAGCATTCGTCGCCACGGCGTTGTTATATGTGGCCTCAATCAAACTTCCTATAGCTATGCAAGTAGCGACGTCAAGCTGGCTTTGGATCGGAGACTTGGACGCAGTTATGCAAAATCTCAAGCAGGCATCGACACCGATGAAGGCTTTGCAGAACGCCCTATACGTCGACCTCACTGATCTTTTTGAGCTCCAGACGTTAGTAAACAGAGGAGTTGGAAGCATCGACTGGGAAGCTGAACGGCGGCACCGAGTCAACCCCGACGTAATAGTCGCTGACCCCCGTGAGGTGTACGAAGCAGCGGTACGTATATTCAAGATGGGAGCTAGACACGGCTACCAATACAAGAAGATGAGCCTCGAAGACTTCACATGTTCACGCTGGGAATGGTCACCTTCTGGCAGCGTCCACTCTCAATATGAAGAAGACCAGCAGTATATCATGCGAGAGAATTATCGTCACAGAACTAAGTTTGTGACATTAAACGCAATGAGCAGGGAGCACATCAAGTCGTTCTTTACCAGGGCACCGCAAGTTAGGGCTTGGCC